TAACAACAAATGACTGACTTCTCCCCCGCCACTACGTCCGAAATATTTCCTCTTGCGGCACCACTCGTAGACATGAACGTGTTCTGACATCTTTATTTATGGTAATAGATTAATTCATCTTATACTTATACTCTTGGGTGTCAATATGATGTATGTAAAAATTAACTTAATAAAAGGATTGCATATAATATTAAAAAATGGATACACACGATATCAATGACCGCACCGACCCATATCTATGCGTTTATGCATCACAAGGCGCGGCGTGTATAGGCGACAATAAACACAAGAAAATATGCGATGCTGTGGAAGCGTTCTGGGAGCGCGCTCATTCGCCGAGTTATAGAGCCGCACTGAAGCGCAACGTGATCATGACCGCGGAGGAAATCATCGAACGCCTGGAGAAGAATCACCCTAAGATCGCGGATATCATGAAAGTAGCCGGGAACGAAGAAGAATCGTCTACGGACGTGGCGAAAAAATATAGCAAACTTTCTTCGGAGTTCACGAAATATGCAAACTTGAATTATATCAGTCACGAGTTCTATGGGGTGGTTGACGATGCCATCCGCAAGACGACGTACACGACATATGGAAACGCACAGGAGTCTAAGGTGTTCGATTACATCAGGGAGACTCTCGGAATTGACGTTGTAGAAGACCCGAGCTTCTATAAATCACAGGCGGGGGTCATTGAGAATGAATATGGGACTTTCCCATGGTTCATCGGCGGTAAAATTGATGGGATTACGAAAGATCGCAAGACTCTTGTAGAAATCAAGAACCGCGTGAACAGGCTTTTCAGAATCATCCCGCAGTACGAGTCTATCCAGGTGCAGATGTATTTACAACTTCTTGGGTTGGACAAGGCAATCCTCGTAGAATGCCTGAAGACCAAGGAGCGTAGTGTTCTTCATGAGGATGTTAATGTCATTTCTGTACACCGAGACTCTGTAAACTGGGAATCAGATATCGCGCCAAGACTCGAAGGGTTCGTCGACTTCGTTATCAGACTTATCCACGACGAAGAACTCCAGAACAAGTATCTGAAGTCTAAACGTCGGTCCGCTATAGTTTCGTCGCACATAACCTCATACGCGAAGGCGAAGAAGTCCGCGTAAACTTTTTGTTTTTGATTTGCTTTGGCGTTTTTACATCAAAACGCCGAAGGAATATAAATGAACGGTGGCAGTGTCGATATGATCACAATGCGAGCGCTAGATACCTGGCCTTCCAGAATTCGGGGTCGTCCCGCGGGGGCTTGCCAGTCTTGGCGTTTACGAGCGCGTGCGCCTTTACCGTCCACGCGAATAGGGTATCCCTGTTGGCAAGATCTTTGGGACCAAATTTAGAAAGCTCGAGCACGCGCTCGAATCCTTTGCAGCACCCGTCGCACGGGAGAACAAACTGAAGAGACTTGAAAAATGTGCTATAATTCTTCTTGTCTGCAGCGGTCGGGTTCATCGGGTACCGGAGACTAAGTACATGGATACAGAACCAGAAGGAACTTCCCCATAATTTAGGATCGAAGTTTATAGACTTGTTCATCCTCTTTATTTACTTGTATAATTAGATTTTTATTATCGTTTTTTATTATCGTTTTTATTATCTTTTTTATGTGATGTATTCTTCGTTTATCCCGAAGTTCTGTAGGGCAATTCTAGATCCATTTTGTTCAGCGTCCTTGCGAGATCTCCCCGTTCCCTCCGAAACCTTCCTACCGTTCAGGTTGACATCTACGACGAAACTCGGGCTACCGCCGCCGCGCTCATACGTCGTGACGAACTCGGGCTTTCCTAGTTCGACAGACCTTGCGTACTTTAGCAGGCGGTCCTTGTAGTTTGTATCCGTCATGATGTCGTGCATGTTGGCGTGTTTCTGAAGTGCTGACATAAAGAACTGTCGCGCCGCCGGTATCCCAAGGTCAAGGTAAATAGCACCAATGAGGGCCTCGAGAACATCTTCCACGATACGGGGATTTTTGTTCCACCCCTTATGAAGACCCTTCTGATTCATTATAATGAAGTCATGGAGCCCGAGATCAATCGCAAGCTTGCTCAGGAACTTTCCTCCAACTAGTTTGGTCCTGAGACGAGTGAGCACGCCCTCGCCCTTCCCTGGGAAGGTGTCGTATAGATACCTAGCGATGATGAACCCGAGAACAGAGTCTCCTACAAATTCTAGCGTTTCGTATGTCGCACCCCCCTCTTCTATAGAGTTGTACGAAAAGGCAGTGAAATAATATGAAAAGTTGACGACGGGCATCCCTGTCAATTTTTCAATATCTTCTTTGGTGAACAAAACTCCGGATTTTGTAGACGGGGGTCCCGGGTATTCCTCTATGGTATCAGCGAACATAGCCGGCGTTGTAGTAGTTATACGATTACCTAACATTTTTAGTTAAGTTCTTTATACTCAGGAGTAGCCTTGTCATTCGTCATTTTTACTCGCAATCCTAACGTTATATTTTGCCTCGTGGTATATCAACGGTCGTATGAAATGTGTCATTTGTCCCAGGTCTCACACTTCTAGGTCGGGACATATCAACAGGCGGTTGCCTTATAGGGAGACGATAAACTTAAACATTAATAATATACTGAATACTAATGGGTTCGTCTAAAGCCAACCCAAAGTCTTCCAAGGCAGACAGCGAGGAGAGGGAGAGGGACATGGCAACTATCATCAAGAAACTATCCCCGACAGCCACAAAGGAAAAGCTAGAGGAGCTCGTGGAGAGGTGGAAGCTGAATGACGTTGGCGCGACGTTTGAAATGCAAACGATTCACATGTTCTCTGCGCTCGGGGTGGATTTCAGCGATGATCTCTTTTCTTCCATCGAGAAGGACCGCGGAGCTTTTGGACTGAGGGAAATTGACGATAAGATCACAGGGGCGGAGATTGAGGCTATTTCTCTGTACCACAGGCTTCGTGAGGTGAACCTCATGCCCGGCAAGATGAATGAAGACCCCGAGAAGGCTGCTAACCTTAAGAAGATCACCAAGATCCTCGAGATGATTTACTATTCTAAGAAGGTCGTCTTGAGTGCTTATCAGGCGAAACTAGCAGTTCATCAGCTCGGGGCTGAGGAGGGTGTAGTAGAACTTGACGGAGACCTTGACTTGCAACTCGGGTCATGGAATCTCCGGTTCAGGTTCATTGATGGGGACGTGAGTTCTTTCCAAGAGCTGCTGCTGTTCCTGCTGGACAGCGCCATGGAGAAAAAGTTCAGGAAGTATGGTTCTTGGCTGTATGAGCCCATTATCATCGATGGGCGCGACATGCACTCGTGGCGTCCGGTGATGGAAATAAAGGATTTCGTGTATTCGCGGCTCAAGAAGGAAATTTCTTGGGAGCAGTGGAAGAATGCGACTCAGAATATGAGGAACATTGGCTCGGCAGTAGAGTATCTCACTCATTGTCACGATCATCAACTCCCGTACCTCAACAAATCGCGCGGGGTGTATTCTTTCTACAATGGTGTGTATATCGCAGGGGAAGATAGGTTTCACTGCTTTGCTACTGAGAAAGAACCGTTGTCAGACTCGGTTGTTTCTTGCAAATTTGTGGAGGGAGAATTCGACGACAAGGATTATGATGATTGGATGGACATCCCGACGCCCCATCTGGACTCTATCGCAAACTACCAGGAGTGGGGCCCGGAGGTTCGTCGCTGGCTCTTTGCGCTCCTCGGCAGGTGTCTTTACCCCGTGAATGAGCGCGACCAATGGCAGGTCATCCCATTCTTCCAAGGTCTCGCCGCGACAGGTAAGTCTACGATCATCCTCAAGGTTATCAAGAACTTTTACGAGACGATCGACGTCGGCATTCTGTCTAACAACATCGAGCGCAAGTTCGGTATTTCAGCTTTCCATGACAAGTACCTTGTGTGTGCCCCTGAAATCAAGAGCGACCTGGCCATCGAGCAGGCAGAGTTCCAATCTCTGGTATCCGGAGAAGAAGTCCAGGTTAATGTGAAGCACGAGAAGGCTTTCATGTGCGCTTGGGATGTGCCAATGGCTCTGGCAGGAAACGAAGTTCCAGGATGGGCGGATAACGGGGGGAGTATTCAACGTCGTATTGTCGTTTTCGAGTTCAAGAAGCCGGTTCGTGGAGGAGATATGAAGCTGGGAGACAAACTCAACTCTGAGCTTCCGAACATTCTTAGAAAATGCAACAAGGCATATCTCGACATGGCTGATAGGCACTCGGATGTCAACATCTGGTCGGTGCTTCCGACATATTTCATCAACACCAGAGATGCTCTTGCGCGCGCTACGAACTTCATCGAGAACTTCCTGGCATCTGACGCGGTCGTTATTGGCGAGAATGAGATCTGCTCGTTCGCAGATTTCAAGCAGGCTCTCAAGGAGCATGCGAGCATTAACAGTCTTCACACGAAACAACTCACGGACATGATTTTCGATGGCCCGTTTGACAAATTTGGCATCACGAAGATCGGTTCGCAAACACTGGTTTACAACGGCAAGAAGAACTCCGCGGAGTACATTCGCGGATGCTCGCTCAAGATATTCAAGTCAGAAGAAGTCGAAGAAGTCAAATACATGTGATTGTCATAAAAAAAATATATATGATTACATTAACAATGTTCTTAAACTTGCTGATCACGGTGCTTATTGTCATGATAGTTGGATATATGGCATATGCTGAATCTAAATATCTGTTTGGCCAGCCGACCGGATGTAAAAATGTCCAGATGAAAGACGCGCTCCCAAAGACAATCGCGGCGGCAAAATCAGCGCTCAACAAGGCGGTCACGAATGTTAAGAAAGAGACACAGAAGATAAAGACGATGTTGCAACAAAAGAAAGCCGCGAACAACGCTCCCAAAGCGATAGACATGACCAATCCCATAGAGCACATCCAGGCGTCCAACACCTTGGTGATGAGCGCGAACGCAATCGAAGACACCATTGACGAGAACCTTCCATTCGCAAAGTACGAAGGTAACTTCAAGATTCAAAAACCAGTTAATGGTCTCATTGGAGGAGTTCGTCCTCCTACGTATGCAGACCCAAGAACTCTAAATCCTGCTCTGGCAGCAGCGCCAGTTCAGTTCTCGGACCCGGCAATGTTTGGAACTTTCGGCGTTACCGATCAGACCAGCCTGGCATTCACTACCAAAGACGGAAGGACGGATGCCGCAATAGCTTCGAATCGCACTCTCGAGGGGTTCTCCATGCTAGACGAAAAGACGAGTGCCGCGATAGAGTCAGACAACATGATGGAAGAATTTGACATAGCGGCTGATTTTTACGATGCCAACGGAGCCGTACTTGTCGCAGATGGAAAAATCGTGAAGTCAGCGAGCGAGTTACCATCTGCTCAAATAATGGGAGCTACTCCACATACGACGCTACCGATGCGGAATTTGCACAATCCACCCCCGGTCATCGAGGACCTGGTCGAAGGCGAAATGTTCGACGGACTCGCTGGCTATCCAGTGGATGAGAAACTCGATTTACTGACTCCTCCCGGCATGGCCACACCAATGGCCGAGTGGAGTCGCATAATGTACAATGTTTGATAGTACATGAAAACGCAGTTTGTCGATACAAGATATGCCATCGACGAATTGACATAATTATTTTCTATACCATATACAATGCATCCCGACAAGCCAGCTCCTAAGATGTCGTCTAGCGAAAAAGCGGCTGCCAAAAAAGAACAAGCCAAGATCAATAAGGCGAAAGCTAACCCAGAGCTGGCGGCAGCGAACAAGGCGTCCGCCGACGCAAAACGTCTTCGTCGCAAAGAAGCCGGCAGCACCAAATCTTTCAAATAATTTAAAATATTTTATTATATGTAATACACTATAATGAAAAGATTATTCATGTTAGGAGGAGCGCTTTCCATAGCTACAATTCGTATATACAAATCCTGGGATACATATGACTCGAAAGATGTCGACGAGATCGTCAGACTTAACTTACATATTGACTAATAACTTGAAACCATGTTCGACCGTATATATCAGACGGTATGTTCTCATCCACCATACATTGTATCAACGATTCCAACTCTTCTATCGTGGCATTGGAATACTCATTTATAACATGTTCCACGGCAGCTTCTTTGCCGATGTGTAGTTTCTCTAATTTCTTGTCTACGAAAGATGCTATGGACATAACGTCATTTTCTTGCGATTTTTTGTGTTCAACTAGACGAAGATTACCGAGACGTGCATTCGTCTTGACGCCATCAATGTTGCAAATCTCGAAACCGTCCGGTATCTCACCGACGAACGTAGCAAATACCATATCGTTAATTTTTACATGACGACCGTTGGCAGTTATGCGGGGATAACCATCGGCGTGTTTTTGATGTTCATTAAACATTTCCTCTGCGGTTTTTATTACTACACAACCGTCGCGAAATATGTATTTCAGCCGTCCATAGTTACTTATAAGTATTTCGTACTGATATCCTTTGCGAATACTTTCGAATAACTCCTCGTGAATATTAGATTCCGTTGTTTCGCCGACCGCAAGCCACCCGGCGTCTTTAATTATGTCACTCACGTTTCTCATTTTGCCAGCGATGCTTAATCTGTTCCCTTGGGGTTTGAGAATCTTTTTCGTACCGTTCTTGGATACAGAGCGCGCAGTCCCGTCTCGTGCGACCTCGTATGTAATCCCTGTTTTGGTCACGATATCTGGAAGAGGATAAAATTCCATATTTACATATGTATATATTTTTAACTATTGATCGGAGAACTTCTCTTGTCTATGAATTTGTCCTCGGTATCAAGATAAATTTATACATTACGGATGCGATTTTGAAGAAAATGAATTGATGGTGATTCTGAATCGTATAAAATCCCAACATGTTGACTGGGACCCAAAAGACAGATCCTTCTATCAATGCAGGACCCATGTTTTTTCTCACTTTGGCACACACGTCACTCCTTGTCTTATTCTGCAGCATAAGATCCCAAGCGATCGCCATCGCAATGTTGATTGGGGCGAACAGAAATTGATTGGTCATGGTCTTATTAAACACCGTTGCTGCAGTATTTCCTTGGAATGTCGTTCCCAAAAACTTGAAGTATGCAAGTTGAGGGTAGGTGCTCCAAAGGGCATACGAACAGACCCGAAGAGTCCTCTTCAGGTCATATATGCGACCTGACCTTTTTTGAATGATAGCGTCGACGCCGGCAGCTACTGCGGTGGACAAGACTGCCGCGCGATGATGGTGATGAATACAGAACTTCATAATATCCAAATGTGTATCAGTATTAAACTATTTAAGGAGTTATTGTCAGTATGTTATGCCATGAGGGCATGGGCAATTTTCTGTCCTTCCTCGATAATGAGATGGATTTCCTTTTCGAAGAAATATCCGATATCTACAAGTTCCACCTCAATTTCGTACACTTCTTCGATATCATTCTGTATCGGAATAATCTCAACTCGGGTAAAGTCTATCCTCCACGGGCCGCTCGTATAGGAAGTCCTATGTTTTGTCCTTTGCATCGTAAATGATACCGGCGGTCTAGTTGCGGGTTCCTGGGCTTCGAGGGCGAGCGACCCTCTGATCGAAAATGCCCCTCCTGGAGAAACAACGTCCTTGGAAATCTTTTTCTTGTGCTCCATATACATCGCAGTTGATGTGGTGACGTGACGAGTTGATTCGTCTGGTCTGCTTCTGATGTATTTGTCAATCGTTATGCTATCAACCCCATCTGATAGTTTTTTCTGCGCTGATGCCCATGCGAGTTTTGGGATGGAAGTTATAAATCCACGAGTCGTCTTAAATCCTACACGAAATTCTAATTCGACAGACCTCAAGTCGTGTTCGTGAAGGGATGACTTGACTGCGTCGGCGAGAGACATTTTGTATTTAATACGACTGTTGGCTAAGCTTATAAGATTGATTTGTTGATATGAGAGTTCGTCACATATCAACAAAAAAAATATAATTGAACTTTATAAATGGCGCAGGACTCTTTTAAATCATTTTTGCCATTCCGCCGTGACCTACAGACCCCGTGCCTGTTGTTTTGCAAATGGTCCGAGTGTGGACACTGTCATGACATGGCCCCACATGTGAGGAAGGCGCAGATAGTGCTGAAGAAGTCGCAGGTTCCTGTGTATGCCGTGGATGCCGAAGAACATTCCAAAGTCATCGACACGTTCAAAGTGACCGGATTTCCAGAGCTCTTTTTCCTTGGAAAAGACAGGCGTCTTAGAAAATACAAGGGGGCCAGAACGGCGGAAGGAATCGTCGCTTTTGCACGGGCTAACATGAAGAATTAAAGTATGTAATTTACACTACTGGATTTCCATACGAAGTCTCCTGCCTCGTATCAGAACCGCCGATGAACTTGTTGGTGGCAGCTGCCAGTGGCACGTCGATCATTGACCAAGTCAAGGGGATGAATGACTTGTCGTCTATTTGATACCTGGTCTTAGACCCACGGAGAGAAGAGTCGAACCCGCGAGTCAGCTCGTTGTTTTGCTTGACGTTGAACATGATACCATCACCAGTTCCGAGGTATGGGGAGGTTCCCCACAATTGCGTGTTAACATCACGGAAGCCGCCCTCGGATTTGCGGCAATAACGAGTGGTCTTAGATACCACGATGTCGTCGTACATCTTGGCGGCTTCCACGCTAAGCCCCATGCGCACAAGGCCCCAGATGGCCTCGTTCTTGGCGTCAGTTGGCTGTGTATCGGTCATCACGTATTTGTAGTTGTACGTTGAGAACGGGTTGTCGACCAGAGGGATCTGATTGGCGCGAGCATTCTGGTGCTGAACGTTCATTGCCTTCATCGTATCTTATACTCATATAATTATTTTATTTTTAAAAATATTATCATATTATATTAAAATGTCTGTCGTCTTTACTTCCATAGCTTTGACGACGTTAGGGGCATTGGTTTTCAAGGATACACTCGAAAAGTCCGAAAAAATAGACGTGATTTCTAGTGTGAATAACAAGACATACGCAGTCGTGCGGACGGGAGACTACGTCGCGGCGGCGAACATGCTAGCATCTCTGGAAGACAAAGCGAGAAATTTTATCGCAGCAGCATCCGCAAAGTACCCGAACGACCTCACGATCAAGAGAATCCAAAAATACTGGACCGGCACTATTTCAGAGATCCCACAATCCGAAACAATTGCTTATGCGTTGGAAAAAAAGGATCTCTTCATGTGCGTCCGAGACAATGCCGGCAACGTCCAGGAATTGGACGACCTGCTCTTCGTTCTTCTCCACGAACTCGCCCACATCCAAAACATAACATATGGTCATGACGCTCACTTCTGGAAACAATTCAAACGAACTCTGGAGATGGCGAACAAACTCGGATACTTACCGTACAAGAATTACGATGATTACAGTGTGACAGTGTGTGGAAAACAAATAAATGCTAATCCAAGTACATGTGTATTCAACGGCCAATGTGAATCGGAACTAACACCGATTAGACCTGGAAAGTAGAAGTATGTTTTAGTGATTTGTCGATACAAAAGACGAGCTTTTGCGAGTCTACGAAGCTCTTGTATCGACAAAACGCATTTTGATGCATGTATCTATCTTCTATATCTGTTACCATCTGGGCGGTTGAACAACCTCGTCGGCGCTCCGATCGAAGTCTGCCATACGACGGGTGGCTCTGGATACTTCTCCGTGTCGATTATGTTAAAGTTGTCGACCGGAAGAGCCGACTTCTTCACCTGAGTTATCTGAGTGTTTAGTTTATCCGCTCCGAGAACACCGGTGAACGTCGTGGTCGTGGCGAGAGGTTTTGTCGTATACCGAGTCACCACGGTGTCACGCATTTTCACGAGATCGTTGGTGGTTGGCACGAGATTCATATTGGTGGGCACTTTTTCTAACACGAGACCTTTGTTAGGTTCGACAATCACGGATTCTCCACCTTCGTATTTGTTAACAGGAATTCCATACCAATATCCAGGGATCATCGTTAATTCTGCAGCGCGTCGATTGTAAATTTCTGATAACCTCGAGTTCATATTTTAATGTATCTAAATATATTTTTTACAAAATATTATCATTTTCAAATCACTTCTTAGGATTGCATACATACACATCACGCAGGCCAGACACATCCACAAATATTATCATTTTCAAATCACTTCTTAGGATTGCATACATACACATCACGCAGGCCAGACACATCCACAAATGACAACATCTTCTGATGATTGCAATCAATCATGGCGCCATCGCGGGCACCTGGCATCGGGATACCATTCTCCAGACGCTCCTTGATCATCCAGCTACGCATCGAATTGTATGACATCGCTGGAAGCAGACGTCCGTTGGAATCAAAAGCTCGCAGACCAACACGAGCCATGAATGGCTGAACCCCCCATACGGGAACATCTGCGAACTTGTGGGGAGTGACGAGAATGTTGGGAACCACATCGCACTGGAAATGAGGATGTCTCATTGCCACGACAACGCTGGATGTGTATACTGACATGCTATCTCCACAGTTATTATGAAGACGAACATGATCAACTTCCTCGAGCGAACGACCCAGTTCGACACCACCGTCCTGTGTCACCATATCAGTGACATAACCGTATGCAGAAGATGGGGCCGGGGCGTCTTCCAACACACGAGCATAGGCGCCGATGGTCATACACATGAGCATAATAGCGGTAAACTTCATTTTGTTGTTTTAATGATATTGCTATGTTCACTCTCGTATTTATGATTAAAATGACTCCAGGATCAAATGACAAACTAAGAATAGCCCAACGAGTACGCCAATACGTCATGCGTTTCTGAATTGATCATCTGAGGAACGCGTGTTAGACGATTGTTGACGACGAATTTTTCCTTCTTAGGAGTAGACATGTGGTCCACGTATTTCTTAATGACAAAGATGCCCAGGATCCAAAGGCATATCAGACCTACGATGGTCAATGCTATAATGCTCAATGCGTTCATTATTGTACTCTAAATATTATTTTTAAAATGTCGATACAAGAGTTTCGTATCAACAAATATGTTTTATGCATATACTTTATAACTCTGAATAATCGTCTTCTTCAGCATCGAGCTCGTCAATTTCCAGCATATCAACATCCTCCTCGCCATCGACACCGTCCATAACTTGCTCGGCGAACACCATGTCGGCATCCATGCCAGCCTCCTCCTCGTCAAAACCAGTCGCCAGGATGTTATTCGCTACCGCCATGGCCTCGCCCTGGGCATCATAACCGTCCGCGTAATTGTCGTCATACAATACACGGCTGTCCTCGGAAGTCGTTTCTTCGTACATGTACATGTTATCATCTTCGGCGTCATTACCGCCTGTTTCAAAGGCAGAATCGTCGTCAAATGTGACATCTTCTGGCACGTCTAATTCATTTTCGTCGTCTCCTGCAAAAGTATCGTCTTCATAAATTTCATCATCCTCGGCATCATCGCTATAGTAATCGTCGGGCATATTATACATCTCCTCGTTATCAAATACTCCAGCATCGCCGGCGGAGCACGTCGAGCATCCCGCCATCTCGTAGTCGTAGTATTTCTCCTTCTTCATGCTCCGGAATATCATATACACCGCTGCTATGACCAGCAGACCTGCGACAATCAACATCCAGTTTTGTTTCACAAAGCCGACAACTGTCATAATATTATATATATGTATAATATATTATTTTACGATGAAAATAAAAATACCGCAAATTCGCATCATTCCTACCGAAACAGGATTCGTTCGCGGTCAACGAGATGTTGCCTTCGACTTGAACACGAAAAACGCCGGAGAGTTCGGGTCTCAGAAAATAGATAACAGTTTTCTGCAAAATCAAAGCGCTTTTTACATGAAACTCGACGATTATGACCTTTATACTCTGAGCTCTTACACAAACCGATCCCATAGTTGGATCACACCATTCGTGAGATCCGGGAAAATCCCCGGTATTCAAGAACTGAAAATGGTCGTTCAAGATGGATTGTTGGCTCCTCTGTTCTTCCAAATAAAGAAAATGGCGGACCAGAAAGTGAAACTGTTCGGAAAGAAATCGCTAAATAATGAAATGTTCTCGAATAAAAATCATCGCGAATATGTCAGGAACATGTTTACGGATTCAAACACACCTTTGGGAACAAGATATATCGCATATCAAATGCTTTTGAGAGGCAATGATTTCTCTGATAGAACCATGAAAATGGCTCTTAACACGTACACGAAGGATCTCCTCAGAATAATGAAATCCTCACCTAAGACGACTGGGAATATGACGGTTTTCAGAGGAGTCCTCACTGATACACTCGGTGATAAGAAGAAGACATTTTCCTCGAAGGAATTTATATCGACGTCGTTATCGATGGAGATCGCAGGAGAATATTCTGAATCCAAAAATGGCAAAGGACGACTTCAGCGCATCTTCGTTCCGAAAGGTTCAAACGTTCTTGCGTTGTGCATCGTAAACCCATTCGGCGGAGGTGAGGGAGAGCTCGAATTTCTTCTACCGCCAGGTAAATACAATGTGATTTCTAAAGGAAACATTCGTGATTTGAAAGGAATGAAAGTTACGACCAACAATATCAGAAGGTTATAATTAAGCCAATTTCCAAGTGCGATCATATGCTGTCTTACGGTCGCCGCGCAATACCATGCAAATTGCACTTTTATTCGCTTTTTTATATCCGATATATTTTAAATATATAACAGCATCTGATTGACTGTCATGCAATATTTCATAAATACCGTTAATATACGAAATGCATTTTATTCGCGCGGATTGTGTGTCGTCATAACATCCATCCTCCGAATAATATTTCAGTATGTCTTTCATCTTTGTGTATAACATCAGGATGTATTAAATCACACAGATTGTCGATATGACGATGTTCTTGTATCGACAAACTGTGATTTCATCGAACTGTGTTTTTATCTAAAAAAATATATTTTTATATCTTAATACTGACGATATGACGGAAGCCACTTTTCGTAAAGACTTATTGAAATTCGCCGGGATAAATGCGAATGATGGGACGATGTATCTTAAGGGGAACATACGTATGTTGGGAAATGGATCTTTCCTTCCCGAGCTGTCTGTATCTAACTTGGTCGTGACGGGTAATGCGGTAATTCCAGGTATACAGTTTGATTCGCTCACAGTGGCGGGTAACGTGATATCAACGAATGGAAACTTCATAGGAAACGGAGCCCTCATGACGGGAGTCACAAGTACATTGCCAACCGTAGCAAGCCTAGACACACGAGGTAATATAATTGGTAATTATGCAAACGTAGATCAAGTAATAGCGGCAAGCGGCAATGTTGGGAATACGCGATTTACGGGAGGTAATGTGGCGGTCAGTGGGCAAATTAACACGCTCGGTAACGTAGTAGCTCCCTACTTCGTCGGTGATAGTTCGAGGTTGACTGGAATTGCCAACATTGATGTCAGAGGGAACGTGATCGGCAATTATGCCAACGTTGATCAAGTCATCGCGACTTCCGGAAATGTTGGGAACGTTAGGATGGTAGGAGGAAATGTGGCGGTCAGCGGGCAAATTAACACGCTTGGTAACGTAGTAGCTCCCTACTTCGTCGGTGATAGTTCGAGGTTGACTGGAATTGCCAATATCGATATCAGAGGAAATGTTACCGGGAACGTGATTGGCAATTATGCCAACGTTGATCAAGTCATCGCGACTTCCGGGAATGTTGGTAATGTCCGGATGGTGGGAGGCAATGTGGCAGTCAGTGGACAAATTAACACACTCGGAAATGTCGTAGCTCCCTTCTTCGTCGGTGATAGTTCGAGGTTGACTGGGATTGCCAACATTGATATCAGAGGAAATGTAACATCATCTGGCAACGTCATTGTCGCCGGTCAAGTAAATGTCACCGGAAACGTTGCTGCAGGATATTTCCTCGGTAACGGTGCACTGCTGGAAGGTATCTCTACCACACTTCCTTCAGTTGCCAACATCGACATTCGTGGTAACGTGACGGCTCCCGGCAATGTCTCTGTCGCCGGCAAGCTTGATGTCATCGGAAACGTCACTGCCGACTATTACTTCGGCAACATCGCATTTGCGACAGGAGGCGCGGATGCTTCTATCCCTCCTTTGATATCCGCGGATGTAACTGGTAACGTGACTGCCCCCGGAAATGTTATCGTCGCAGGGCAAGTCAACGTGACAGGAAACGTGACTGCCAGTTACTTCCTCGGTAATGGCGCCCTTTTAGAAGGTGTAGCGACTTCACTTCCATCGGCTGCCAACATCGACATCAGGGGTAACGTTATCGCCC